TTCGCAATTGCAATCTTTACATTTGTCCATGCTTTACTCCTTTATGATATTCTTCTATTTGTTTTTTCTTTTCTTCAAAGAATTCAACTAGAGTCATTCCTGTGTTTCTAACAACTTGAATGGCTCTATCATCAACGATGTACGACATTCTATAGTCTTTCACTGCGGTTATTTCTAATCTTGGAAGTCCGTTTTCCTCAAGCCATTTTTCAATAATAGCAACCTGAGAATCATCTTGACATACTCTAGCCGTGAAGATTTTTACATTGAAGTTTTTGGCTATTAGATTTTTTAATAAACTAATGTATTTTTTTATTGGTTTTCCTATTTCTCCTGTACTACTCCATCCATGATACTCAGCTAAAGTTCCGTCGAGGTCGAACCCTATAAATCCCTCATCGGGTTTTCTTTTTCTAGACTCACTAGATATATCCTTGAAAGTTTTCCTGTGACATTCTAAACATAGCGTGATTCCATTATCAATGTCATAAATAAGTTCAGGATAATCACACTGAGGTTTAATATGATGTGCTTCTATTCGTTTTTTCTTTTTATTGCAAGATGTACAAATATAGCTGTCTCGTTGAAAAACTGCATTTCTCCACATCTTATAGATTTCATCATTATACATTGAGTTTTTGAAGATACTTCGACCATCAATAAATCTAGGATTATTACTACCTTTAGCTATTCCTTTTTCTATTCTTGTCTTGCTTATTTTTTCTCTAGTGACTCTAGACTTGATTTTACCATACGAAGGATTATTTTTTCCTTTACGTCTTCCGTCACTAAGAGTTGCTTTCATTTTTTCTATTGTTTCAATAGAATATATTCCTTTTTTACCTTTATTCCAAGGAATATGCCCTTTCTTAGCCATTATGTCTCCTAATACGTTGCAATAAGTTCTGCAACCTGCTTTTTTGATAGATTCGATGTATCGATGATGTTATTATTCAGACAATAATCGTTTATAAGACTGATGTACTTTGATTCTATCAGACGCTGTGCTTTCATCTTCTCTTCGACAGTTTGAGGTTCAGGAACAAACCCTTTTGCGTCTCGTATTCCGTATGTTTTGGTTGCATCTTTCTTTAGACGTTCGATGATGCGAGATTCAAGCGCTTTATCGTCTTTTACAGTGAGAAGATGGATGGTGTAGCTGAAGTTTTTATTGAGAAGATTGATGAATTCCTCGTAGATTTTTTTGTCCACTAGTTCATTATACACCATTTCTGACAAGAAGCAACGGTCAAGCAACACTTTTTTATTCTTCACTGATTCTAAGTACTTCAAACATACTAGATGCGAGATTTGATAGACAATGTCTCGGTGAATGTGCATAGTAATCGTTTGAGTTGAGTTTTTTGTTACATTTATAGTTGCGGGAACACTATAGTCGAAATAATAGAATTGGCTGTCGTTGAAGCGAGGGTGAACAAATGTGAGAATTGATTTCTTTTTCTTTAGGATGTCTAGAGTCGTAGTTTTACCGACATAATTCGCTCCTTCGATTATGTGTAACATTATGCATTCTCCTTATTGACATCAATGTAGAAGTAATCAACACCTGCTTCTGAAAATAAACTCTCGGCTAGTTTTGTCTGCGTCGACCATCGGTTTGCGACATCTGAATCTTCTTTGATTGAAATAACTCTAATAATTCCCGCCTGGATAATATGGACGGCGCATCTTTCACAGGGAGGTATTGGCCACGTAAATAGTGTGTATCCGTCGAGTCTCTCACGGGCAGACAGGATAGCATTCATCTCACAATGGATGGTTCTCTTATACTTTTCTTCTCTATTCTGCAGCAAATCGATGTCATCTCTAATGGCTCTTGGAAATCCATTATATCCTATTGATGCAACAGTTCCATCGGGTCGAACGATAACACATCCAGTTTTAGTCGACGGGTCTTTAGACCAGCTAGCGACATGTTCTGCAAGATACAAAAATCGAAGGTTTTTCTTTGAGACCCATTTTTCAGGGCATTCGTTATAAAGAGGTAAAGCCATTTTATTATTCCTCGAATACAATGTCTTTAAAAACGTTAGGAGCCACTTCCATGATTTTACTATGGATTTCTTTTGCCATATTTCTGATTTCCCACTGCGCGTGTTTAGATGTTCTCAGCTTGAGAAAATGTCGAAGTTCTCTAAAGTTCATTGTCATAATGATTTCAGTCTCACATGCGTTGGGTAGAACAAATCTTGCATCTTCTCCCTTGATTCCAAGCTTGAGAAGTTCTTCATACGCATTCCAGGCTGCGTTCATTGCTCCAAGAAAAATGGATTCAGCTACATTGAGATTCACTAGCTCTCCTGTTTCAACGTTTCTAGTATTATCTGGTAGCCAAACTTTTTCGAAGTTTTTTATACTCGGAGGAGTAACGTACTGTTGAAACGTTTCTTTTACGTATCTCTGGCTTCTTTGAGAATAACTGGCTATGCGGTGCCTGACGAGCTGATGTGTGAGGGCTCTCGAAACGCCCTCTATTTGAAATGTTGCAGAGGCATGTTCGAGGACGCTTTCATGACCACTTCTGATTAGATGGTTGATTATCTTTATTGTTGTTTCTGGAGGGTTCGCTTTGTCGAAAGAGTCATAGCACACTCTTGCCGACTGTTCTATCAATAGTTCTGGATTTTGCGTGGATGCAACTAGTTTTACTTTCATTTATTTCTCCTTGCTCTAGTTTTGTTCGATTTTATTATTGCCTGTCTATGCTCTTCTGAAATATGCTTTCCATAAAACGGGTTGTTGGAACCCCTCTTTATCTCTGACATTTTTCTTTTTGCATCTTCAGAATGCCTCTTGCCAAACATTGGATTTCTTTTTCCTTTATGGGATTTTCCAAAGTTTGGATTTCCAGGACCTTTTCTTGCTTCGCTCATTCGTCGTTTTGTTTCTTCTGATAGCCGAAATCTATATCCAAGAGTATTCCCTGCAATCTTACAAACATTATACGATGGATTTAGATTGTCTAAGTATTGTTGCTCTTTTTCGATAAGTTTCGACTTATCAAAAACTTCTTCGAGAACATTGAAAGAAAATGATTTTTCTCCGTATTTGTTGAATGCACGTTGAAGCAAGATACTATGATGTTTTTGTTTTTTAAGTTGTTTTAGATGATTTTTCCATCTATGCTCAACATCAACAGAACTTCCGACATAAATCTTTTTTGTTTTCTTATTTAGTATCTGATAAACTGCAATCATTAGATTTCGCAAATCCCCTTTGGGCAGGCAGAATCAAAATCGTTTTCTACTATCGGTTCGTCTTTGTCGTCCTCAGATTCTTTTATCAAGCCTATTTCGACGAGTGTATCCCAGATACATTCTTTCATTGCCGATAAGAAATGAAAATAAGGTCTTCCTTTATAAATGAACTTTTCATCACATTCGATGTAGTCCATGTCTTCAAGTTCCTGCAGTAACTCTAGTATCCTCTCGAGGCTCTTCTCTTTCTTGAAAGCAATCGACAGTAATCTACAGTATGGCATCATCTGCTTGTAGAAATCAACGTCTCTTGAAACTACAAACACTTCAGAAACTTGATTCTGATTATACGTTACATGAATGTGAGCAGATGGAAGTCCAGAACTTCTCTTTATCTGGTATGAGAAGCTTCTTTTACGATAGTCGTCTTCTTTTGCTTGAGGCCTGTCGTCGTCTGTAAGAATAGATTGAATCGTTCCTTCTCTAAAGGTGGTTAGTCCTTTCACATACATCTCACTTGTAAGAATGTTATACATGAAACTCTTGAATGATTCGTAGTCTGTATCTTCAGGGAAGTTGATTGTCTTTGAAATACTATTGTCTACATACTTTTGAATAGTGTTTTGCATTCTAAGATGACCCTGAAGTGAGACATCTTTGGTCGTCTGGAAGAAATCTGGTTTTTCTCCGTACATTTTATCGAACGCATACATCTTGTAGTTTTTATAGGCATAGTCGAGTAGTTCATACTGTCTAGTTAGATTTCCTGATTCGTCTCTCATCCTTCTCTTCTGCTTGATTGAAAAGATGGGTTCTATTCCAGACGAGACGTTATTGAGAAGCAGTGAGATAGTTCCTGCTGGCTGACATGTAAGGATTGAGCAGTTTCTTATTCCATACTTTTCGATGTCTTGACGAATGTATTCAGGAAGCGCTTTTATGAACTTACCATTCAAGAACTTTTCTTTATCGAACTTTGGAAATGGTCCTTTGAATCTGGATAGTTCAATAGAAGCTTCATAAGCTGCGTTCCTGATGGTTTGCATGAGAACGTCGACGAATTGGACACCTTCATCGGAATCATACTTTATCTTGAGCATAGCCAACATGTCGGCAAGTCCAGTAACTCCGAGGCCGAGACGTCTATCTGCCATGGCGACTTTTTCGTTCATCTTCAGAGGCCAGTTTGTAACATCTAGAACTGAATCTAGCATGAAAACGAGTCCTCTAACTGTTTCTTTTAGTCCTTCAATGTCAACTTCTTGATTTATGAAGGGGTTCCTTACAAATGTAGGAAGAATAACCANNATACGCGGGTAACGGGATTTCACCGCATTGCTTGCTAACTATGTAAATCTGTTGGTCTTTCTCGTAAAATCCTCCTAAAAAGAAGTTATGATAGTCGTCGACAGTTCCATTATAAACATTTTCGTAACCATCAAACTCTACTGAAACAATTTTATGGTTTTGAATGCTACGAACTTTTTCCCATCTTTTATGGTTAGCTTCTGATAGCTTTTTTCTATGCTCATTTGAAAAAACTCGTCCTTTTAGAGTTTTAGAGATTTTTTCTTTCTGTTCGGCGCTTATTGATTTTCCTTTTTGATTATTGGAGTTTCGTTTTGCAACACATTGAATAGAACAAAATCCTCTTTCTCTATTCGTAAACGGAGTAATAAACTTTTTTCCGCACCCTTCGCATGATTTTTCTACGACAACTAATCCTCTGATGTCGGGATGTATAAAACATTTTAAGTCGGTCATCGATTGATACTTCTTGAGCTTGTTTTCGACTCGACTTTTTATCATTCTAGAAGTAAGTTCTTCTTTATTATCGTTCCAATAGTTTTCAACGTTTTTGCTTATTTGTTTTTTATAGTCGATTGTCATTCGTTCTTTGGCCTTTTGAGAAATCTTTTGTTTCGTCGATTCTTTGCGTTTTTTGCCAGTATGATTTCTCAAACGCATTTTTGCTTGCCATTCTAGATTGTTCCAGGGATTCTTTTCTGGAAAACGATTCATTGGATTGTTTTTGCCCATCATAAGTTTTGAGTGCAGTTCGTCATGCTGTGCTTTCGTCATTATTTCAAGATTATAGGGACAGTTGTTTCTGCCATTTCTATCTTTATGATGAACAACAAGTCCTCGTTTTATTGAAACATTGTTGTTATGATGAAACTGCGCGATAAGTCTATGCTCTGCTATGTTGGTTCGTCTTTTTCCATCTTCTACCCATACATACTTTTGAGACTTAGAATTGCTGTTTTTTATGATTTTTTCTATCTCTGCTTCTTTTTTTATCATAATCCGCAGACTATCACCTGGTTTCAAATCTTTTACTTCAACATACTCGTCGTTATTTAGTAAGAATTTATGGTTAGATGTCGCTCTAATAACATCCCCACTATCTAATGTCATTTTATAAATAGGTTGATTGTATCCTGTTATTCTTGGATTTCTCATCATAGAAACTGAAATCTTATCATTATCATCGATGCAATAAACAGGAACATCTTTGCCTTCACTGGCTAGTTGCTCAATAGAAACGCCATTTCTACCATCGGCTACAGCGATTATCGTATTTCCAACAATACAAGGATTCGTCGACTCGATTTTCTGATAGTAGCTAGTGTTGCTGTATTCGTTTACGCGGTCTTTGAAGAAGATTCCGGGCTCATTATAGTTGTAGGCGTTTTCTACAAACTTTTCAAAAACAGCTCTAGCTTTTAG